ATGCTTGGTGATGATATGATATTTTCAACCGACGGTTGGGATGAAAAAATATTAGAAGAATTTAATACTAAAGTTTGCCCTGATAAATTTAAGCTTGTTTGTGGATATGACGGGCATAGACAAGATGAATTTGCTTCGTGGCTCTTTATACACCGTCATTATATGGATATTACAGGATATTTTATGCGTGAAGAATTTTCTCGTAATTGGATTGATCAATGGCTAGATAATATGTATACAGCTTTTAACCGAAAAGTTTATAGAAAAGATATTACTATTACCCATAATAATTGGGTTTTCGGTACATCAAAATTTGATAAAGTAGCTCAACACTTGCGTGACAGCGAAGGTGATAATAAGGAATATTCAGATAAAATATGGCCTAAGCTTTATGAGGAGCGTATTAAAGAGGCAAAAAAGTGGGAAGAGGTTCTCGGTATTAAGCCTGACTTAACAAAAATACAGTGAAAGTAGTAAGTTTTTGTCTTTATGGTACGCGTAGCCTTTATCAAACAGGCGCTATTAAAAATGTTGAGCTATGCAAACAAGTATATCCGGGATGGGAGATTTGGATATATGTATCTCCTACTATTCCTAAAAGTATTTTAACAGAACTAAAAGACAAAGGCGCAACTATTCTTATCGTCGAGGATAATGATGGGCCTTTTTTTATGAACTATAGATTTTTTCCACCTGCGGATGAGCGTGTAGAATATGCAATTTTTAGAGATACGGATTCACGTGTAGATGAAAGAGAAGCTGCAGCAGTAGATGAATGGATTAAAGAGGGTACTGGACTTCATATTATGAGAGATCACCCTTGGCATGGTCCGAGCCCAACACATCATATGATGCTCGGGGGTATGTGGGGCGTTAGGGGCGATAAGTTGAGAGATGTAAAGGATTTGCTTCTCTCACAGCGTATACCTTGTAATCATGGTTATGATCAGTTTTTAATCACCAAGTATATTTATCCAAGATTTGTAGATGATAAAACAGTTCATGATGAAATTTTTGATAAAAAGCCATGGCCACTACCGAGAAAAAAAATTAAAGTGAGAGGGTATAATTATAAAGAAATGTGTACTTTTACAGGTTGTCAATATGATGGCGATGACCAACCATCACATCCGGAGCATTTAGGTATGCTAGAAGAGTACCTTATAGCTCATAATTTATTACCAAAATGAATTTTTTAATCATACAAGAAGCGGGACGCCACGAAGCAAACAGGCAGTTTCGCGAGTCATTATGTCTTAAAAATGCTATTAATAAAATACCGGGTAATAGCGCAGAAGTGTGGGGGCTAAATTATCCAAAATTTGATCAGTTTAATGATTTAGAAGAATGGGCCGATGTTATTTTTATTCTTGAAAATTATACACCTGACTGGCTTCCAATTGAACGTATTAATAAAAGTAAAAAAATAAAAATTTATTGGAGTATAGATAGCCATTGTGTATTATCTATGCATATAGATGTATGTAATAAAATAAGGCCTGATATACATCTTAATTCAACAGAGCATTATTTACCGTACTTTACCACTAGTAGTAAATATTGTTATTGGTTTCCTAACGCTTATTGTAGCGATTTAATTAAACCGCTTAATTTAGAGAAAATTTATAATGTGGGTTTTTGCGGGAGTCTTTTTCCAGAGCGACAGAGCCTTTTGAATGAAATAGCAGAGTTTACACCAAGAGCGGATAATTTTGTTATAGGCAATGATATGGTGAAAGCGATTAATTCTTATAAAATACATCTTAACAAAAATATTTCTAATGATATAAATTATAGAACCTTTGAAACGCTGGGTTGTAAGACATTTTTAATTACTAATTTTACACCAGGATTAGAAAAGCTTTTTAATATAGAAAAAGATTTAATTACTTTTGATAATACTAATGATTTAAAAGAAAAAATTAAATATTATCTTAATAATCCTAAGCAAAGAGAAGAAATAGAAACTAACGGCTATAATACCGTTTTAAAGAAGCACACTTATGATGCACGCGCAAGATATTTACTTAGAATAATTTCTGGAATCTCCGTATAATACAGTTATAATAGATTTATGATTTTAAAAGATATTAAGGTTTATGACGGTGATCTAATTCATTCTCGTTTTGCATATAAGTTTTTTAAGGAAAGAACGTTACCGATCGGTAATATTGTCGCTTTTAGAGCGCCCATGAAAGTTGAAGCCGCGGGTATGATTGATAGTGAGGATATTTTAAATGCCGATTATATCTATAGCGACGATGCAATTAGCTTTTGCTGGGAAATACCTTACCTTGATGCATTTGGTGCGGTAGCGTGGCAACGACTGTTTAATACACAGGTTGCTAATATTTTAAGCTCAAAGTATATTAAAGCGCCGATCGAAGTTGACGGTGATGATTTAATTGTGCACAAAGAGCATAATCAAGGCGGAGTCACGCAACCAAAAGGTAAGTGTTCTGTAAGTATAACATATACAAATAATGGAGTAGCGCTTGGTCATACAGGAATTAACATTAGCGCAGGTAAGAAAGCGCCAGCATTTGCTTATTCAACTAATTTAACTGACGAACAAGCTGAGTTGTTTATGAAGGATATCATAGGGTTGTTTTATGCTATGAACGATGATATCTTTATAGCGACATCAAAAGTCATTGTTAAATGACAATTTTTGATTTTATTTCTGATATTCTTTTTACTAAAAAGAAAAGCTTAACATCTATAGAAGAGGAAGGTGAATTTTCGCCATTTTTAGTTAATCGTTGGATAAGCATGTATTCGCCTGCTAATGCTAATATGTGTAATAAACTTAACAAATACCTAAGTATTTTCGAATCTAAAAAAGATTTATATAATCTTTTCTTTGCTTCATTTTCTAAACTACCCTATAAGAAAATTACTTACTTTAAGCGTAAAAAAGCTGAAAAAGACGAAAAGATCGACAATATCGAGCTACTAGCAAAGGCTAAAGAATTATCTCAAAGAGAAATAAAAGAATATATTGAGACATTGAAAACTGCAACAAGTTAATTAAATTACATTATGGCTGCAAATATTGACATGTTACCCACACAAAAAAGTTTAATTGATCTATCTGAACTTCCAAAAAATTCTTTTAATTCTGTATTTTTTGGTTATAACTTAAGATCTGTTCTCGACGACGTTTTACTTGTAAGATTTGTTGACGAAACAGATGATGGATCTTCTATCTTACGTAATGGTATAGTTGTACCCATTAACGCTGATACACGCGCGTGGAGGATCGGTGAAGTAATACTTTGCGGTCCTAATACAAAAAATGTTAAGAAGGGTGATTATGTTTGCTTCCCTAACAATCTTGGTATACCTGTATCTAATATCGATATCGATAATTATGGTACACTAAAAAAAGGAGTATTCCTTAATGAACAAAGAATATTCGGTATTTGTTCAGTAAGAAACGACGATGAAAGTGTCGCTGGCCACATTAAAAAATCTACTACTAAACAACGTGGTAGAAATTAAATTTTCGCGCAGGAGACCTAAACCTGGCTATCCGCCCTCCCGGCGAATGCTGTGTACTAACTCTCTACCGTTACTATATAGCCCAGAAGGCCGTATTGCGTTGAATTATCGCCGCGCTATTAATGTACCGAAATTTAATCCCAATGCAAAAGACTTATTAATTACATGGGATATTTTAATGCAAGATTATCGTTGCGTTAACATGGCTGCTTGTAATATGCTTAATTTAATTCCAGTAGCGCAATTTTGGAATTTTTTTAATAAAAAATTATCACTAATGTCTGCGGGTGATAAAGTAAGGTTTATGAATTCATGACATCGCCTCTAGAAATAGAAAAGGCTATTACAAGCCATTTACAAAAAACTGTTACGTTTTCTATTGAAACAAAAATTCTTAAAAAGGGTAAATTAATTTTATTTTGTATTAAAGACTTTTTTTGTGTTTTTACTTTGCTATGTGAAGAAAAGAAAAATAAAAAAATAATTTATGAAATACCTTACCCGTTTGACTTACATTTAGGTCAATCAGGCAAATTAGTTTTTGACTATACAGTTAATTCTTTCTGCAAGGTAAATAAAAATTTAGCAAAATGTATTAATAATTTGCCAATTAAAAAGCCTGCAAAGCTATATAATAAAAAAATAACAATAACTCCGCTTTAACTCTTTGTTTTATACAGTATAATATATCTATGTTTGGTAGATATCTCTCGCATTTTCCAAGAGAGTATAACCCTAGTAACCAGCAGGTTAAATTAATTAAAGGCGTTGAGCGTGCTTTTAATAATGGTAGAAAATTCGTAATTTGCTGCGCACCAACAGGAACAGGTAAAAGTTTTCTTGCAAAAACTCTTTCTGGCTTAAGCTCTAAGCCGACTCAAAAGTTTTCCGATAATATTGCAAACTACTCTGCATATAAACAAGACTTTGCTGGCAACTATATAAACGAAGTTGATTGTCTTGCACAACCTCCTTTTGGTACGTTTGCTCTCACAATAACTAAATCTCTACAAGACCAATATCTCGGATTATTTCCTGATACAGACATTTTAAAAGGTAAGTCAAATTATGTATGCGACGTTGATCCCAACTTTGATGTCGAAACTGCCCCTTGCGTGTTAGTTTCGAAAATACGTGATGAGTGTTGGGAGAAAAATCGCTGCCCTTATTATAATGCGCGCAATACAGCATTATTATCAAGATTTGCTGTTTTAAATTATAAAATGTTTCTAACACTACCAGGACATGTAAAGAGAAAAAATTTTATTATTTGTGATGAAGCTTCAGAGCTTGAAGATGAGCTTATTAAAAGATTTTCAGCTGAAATTGTTTATGATAAGCTTAAGCATTATGGTATTGATTGTAAAGTTCTTGCTACTGACAGTAGAGATAAAACAAGAGCGTGGATATATGAACTCATTTTTAATATAAGTGAACAAATTAATACACTTATCAATAGAGCAAATAAGAAGCATAGAACGTTATCGCAGCCTGAAAAAATTAAAATGCAGTACCTCAAGACCGTACATAACTCGCTTACCACGGTAGACGGTCTTTGGAAAGAATGTGAATATATTATTAACAAAGATACAAAGAGAGTTACCCTTACTCCGTTAAAAGCAGAAAAGCTATCAAAATTTATTTTTGATTACGCAGATAATGTATTGCTAATGTCCGCTACAATTATTGATCATAAAAATTATGCAAAGACGCTCGGGATAAAAGATTACGAATACGTAGAAGTAGAGAGCGATTTTGAACCTGCAAAATCGCCGATATATGTTTCATCAAAATATAAGCTTAACTATAAAAACCTTACTAATACTCTTCCGCACATATGTGATCAGATAAAAGTGATTACCGAGCATCATAAAACAGAAAAAGGAATAATACATACGCATTCGAATGAAATAACACAATTTATTAAAAATAAACTCCATGGTGATAAACGATTTTTATTTCGTGACGAATTTTCAAATAACGAAACTATATTAAAAGAGCATTATGAGACACCGGAACCGACAATATTAGTCTCTCCTTCACTTGCTTTTGGCGTTGACCTTAAAGATAACTTAGCTAGATTTCAAATTATAATAAAACTTCCTTTTCCGTCTCTTTCATGTAAACGGATAAAGAAGTTATTCGATACTGATAAGGAATGGTATGAAAATAAGATGCTTAACTCTTTAGTACAAGCTTGTGGTAGAGCTACAAGAAGTAAGAATGACTTTTCCACTACATATATCCTTGATGGTAATGCAGTCAATGTATTTAAACGTGTAAAAGATAAGCTTCCTAAAGCTTTTATTGAGCGTATCTGCTAATAAATAATATAGTGAAGAATCAAACATTTCACTTTGAAATTAAAGACCTTATAACGCAATTTGTTGCCGCGTTTGACAATATTATAATTAAACGGTATGATAAGAATAGAGTACCGCAAAATAAGGTTCAGGTAAGATATGTTTATTCACCTAAACAAAGAGTACTTTATGATCTCGTAAACAAAGCGCAAAATATTACAGTACCGGTTGTTTCTGTTAATATTAATAGTGTTAGTAGAGATGAGTCGCGTGTTTTTAATAAGCTATCAGGGTTTTATATTTCTAGAGGAGCAGGGGAGCGGGATACTCAAATAAATTCTCAATTTTATAGAACACCTGTACCAGTAAACATTCAGGTCAGTATGTCTATTATAACAAAATTTCAAACCGATATGGATCAAATTATATCTAATTTTGTACCATATAGTAACCCGTATATAATATTGTCTTGGAAAGTACCTCAGGATCTAGCGTCAAGCTCGCTACCACAAGAGATACGTAGTGAAGTTCTTTGGGATGGCGGTATATCGTTAAGTTACCCTACTGACATAGCAGCGACTGAAAAATATAGAATAGTTGGCGACACTGCATTTACAATTAAAGGGTGGTTATTCCCTTATATCCAAAATCCTGTTGGCAATATATTTTATGCTAATGCTAACTTTTATGTTACCTCGGATGTTACAACTTATGCTGATCTCGAAGATAGTACATTTACATATCCGGTTAGCTCTGGCTTGGTTGACGAGCTCGAAGTTGTTTCGCTTTCAGGTGTTCCGCAAATAACAAATGTTGATTATACATATAGACAGCTCTAAGAGCGATATTTATAGTTTAAAGTGCGCTTTTGTTTAATAAATAATTAAGTTAATACTATGGCTGATAATAACAGAGAAAGTACTTTTGGTAGAGATTTAATGAAGTTTATATCATCTAAGCTTCCTTATCAATCTGTAGGTATTGAAGATCAAATAAATAAATTAAATCCAAAATACGAGGAGTTTTTTAATAAAGGTACAAAGCGCGATGAAGCGCTTGCAAGACAGTCCATTTCTTCTTCACTAACATTTACTGACGATCTTTATGCTAATGTAGTTCAAAATAAAGATTATCATAATTTTATGTATGCAAATCTTCAGCCCGATAAGGGCAGAAGGTTGATGGATTACCGTGTAATGGCTGCGTTTGCTGAAGTAGCTGATGCGCTTGATGAAATATGTGATGAGTTTATTAATAAAGATGATAATGGCGATATCATTAAGCTCAGCTTTAAAACAAGAGCTCTTAGTGAAGAACAAAAAGAAAAACTAAGAAAAGAATTTCAAAAATATATTGGGTTCTTTGATCTTGAAAATAAGGGCTGGTCATACTTAAGACAAATGTTAGTTGATGCAGAACTTTACTGGGAGCATATTATACATAAGAAATATCCTGAAGAAGGTATTCTCGGTGTAGTAGCTATATCATCTGACATTATTGACCCTATATTTGAAAATGTACAAAACCAAATTGTACGTGGTTATCTATTAAGAAAAAATATTTACGATTCAAAAAATCCAGGTAAAGTTGCAAAGATCGAGCTCGTACCGATGGATGTTAATCAGGTAACATATGTTAATTCTGATATTTGGAATGAATCAAAAACAGTAAGGCTTCCGTTCATTGAAAATGCAAGACGTGCTTACAGACAATTATCACTTATTGAAGATAGTATCGTTATTTATCGCTTAGTCCGTGCACCAGAGCGTTTAGTTTTTAATGTGGATGTTGGTAATATGGCGCCACCAAAAGCAGAAGCATATCTTAGAAAATTAATGCAAAATTATTGGTCTAAGAGAACATATGACGCAGATCAAGGTGCATCTGTGCAAAAGTTTAACCCACAATCAATGTTAGATAGCTTTTGGTTTGCAAAAAGAGCTGGTAGCGAAGGTACATCTGTAACTCAGCTTCCTGGTGGACAAAATCTTGGTGAGCTTACCGACTTAATGTATTTTGTACAGAAACTTTATAAATCTTTAAAAGTACCAGTTACTCGTCTTAATGTTGAAGATGTATTTAAAGATGGTGCAGACATTCTTCGCGAAGAATTAAAATTTGCTCGCTTTATTATAAGACAGCAGAGAGTTTTTGCAGGTGGGCTAAAAAACGGTTTCGTTACACATCTTAAGCTTAAAAAGATTTGGGAAGAATTTAAGCTTAAAGAAACTGATATTGATCTTACATTTAATGTACCAACGAACTTCTACGAGCTTAGAGAGAGTCAAAAATTCCAGCTTAAAGCTGAAAACTTTAATGCCATTACTCAGAGCGATCTCGTCTCTAAGACATATGCACAAAAGAAGTATCTTGGATGGTCTGATACTGATATGATGGCTAATAGAGAATTCTTGAGAAAAGATCGCGAACTACTTTGGGAATTAGATCAAATAACTAACAACGGACCAAACTGGAGAGAGGTTGGAGCAACTCAGCCCGGTCAAGCTGGTCAAGGTGAAGCGCCCGCCAGTGGTGGTGGCGGTTTTGGTGGAGGAGCAGATCGCACACCCCCTGAATTTGGCCCCGGTCCCGCTACGGCAGGCGGCGCTGAAGCAGGCGCTGCAGGAGCGGCTCCAGGTGCAGCTGCACCCACTGCAGGAGGAGGAGCTCCCGCTGCAGCTCCCACAGCATAATAGATAAATAATATTATGGACTGCTCAGCAATTACGCCTGTTACAGCGTTTCAAAGTACTAATCTTAATAGTAAGATTGATTCGTTCTCTAGATTAGCAGATAGAATAACGAGATCACTTGGTGCGCCGATGATTAATCTCGAACTACATCATGATCAACTGTTTGAAAATATATCTATTGCTTGTGAGATGTTTGCAAAATTTGCTGGCTATACAGAAGAAATTATAATTTTTGATTCTAATCTCTATGAAGACGGTAAAGGTATAAAATTAGATAGCTTGTTTAGTATTACGCCTTATTTTAATAAAAATATTGACCCTTCACCTAC